GTTCCGATTTTTTTGAGTGGTTCGTGAGAGATTCACTTACCACCGTACCGAGTATTTAGATATGGCCGTTAATGACTTTTTAGACATGATGCCAGCGACTATTATACATAGTCCATTTGTGAGTCGAGATTCATATGGTCAACCTACATATGGTAGCTCCACTAATTATAGAGCCAGGATTGTTTACAAGGATACTATAATCCGTGGTGTTGATGGCTCTGAATTGGTATCTAGACAACAATGTTGGGTAAATGGCACCCCTTCCATAAGACCCACTGACAAAGTTACCCTCCCTGATGGGACCTCCCCCCCTATATTCAATGTTGAAAAATTCAGCGATGAATCTGGTGATCACCACGTTAAAATATTCTTCGGGCAGGAGGTCATATGACAACTATCTCCATGAATATCAAGGGCCTCAAGCAATTGAGGAGCGACATGCGAAAGTATGGGGTTAGAGCAGATAAAGCTGTGGTGCAATCCCTGAAAGACGAAGCCGAGGGTATTTTGAAACAAAGCCAGGAATTGGTTCCGGTTGATACCGGTGCATTAAGAGATTCCGGAAGAGTGGTTGGTCCCAGGAAAAGATCAGTTACCATCGAATATGGTGATGATAAAGTTAATTATGCCGCTGCGGTCCATGAAATTTTAGATGCTTTCCATCCCTCAGGTATGGCTAAATTTTTAGAAATACCCGCTAGAAGGGCCTTGGTTGGTATGGGCAAGCGCATGGCCAAGGATGTTAGGAATGCCGTGGGAGGTAAGAAATGAGTATTCTAGATGATATAGGTGCTAAGTTGGTCACCGATTTGGTGGTAGAGGGGGTCACTGGTTGGACCCTAGCTAAATCCTATATGCCGCCCACACCTGATCAGGTCATCGGGATATTTGAAACAGGCGGGATCATACCTGATCAAACTGAAGGGATTTCATATGAATACCCAACATTCCAAGTCAGATGCAGGGGATTGTCTTTTGGGTACGAAGCCACTCGGATAAAAATACAAGAAGTTTTCGACAGTTTAAATAATTCTACGGTGTCTGGGTATATTTACATCTATCCTAATGAATCTGGGCCCATCCTATTGAAATATGATCATGATGATAATCGACCGGAACTGGCATGGAACTTTACGACGATGAAAGGGTAATATATATCGCTGGCGGTGGTCCTTCATTGAAGGGCTATAACTGGGATCTATTGAAAGGAAAACGGATTATTGCCATTAACCGGGCATATGAGGTTATACCTTGGGCCGAGATAGTTTATTTTTCCGATGTCAGATTTTTTGATTGGCATAAAGAAGGCCTATTAAAGCATGCCGGTATTAAAGCATCGGGCAATAAACATGTTGATCACCCTGAAGTGGAAAAATACAAATTTACTGGTTGCAAAGGAATCGATTTAGGTCACATGAAATTGAAACATGGGAATAATTCTGGATATGCGGCGATGAATTTGGCGGTTCATTTAGGTGCTAGAATGATTGTGTTACTTGGATTCGACATGAAATTCAGTAAGACTAACACAGCTAATTGGCATAACGGGTACCCGGTTGCCAGCAGATTAACGCAGTATGAGAAAATGCTGCCATATTTTGAATCAATGCGTGAAGCCTTGGATGAAAGAGGTATATCAGCATTAAATGCGTGTGAAGACTCAGCAATAAATGTATTCTATAGAACACCTCTTGATAAGGCACACTTAGTGAGAATATGATGATAGATCAATATAAAATAATGCATCGCAACCCGAAAAGATTCCCTGGATTTTCTATAAAATTCCATATTGAAGACATTGATAATTTGGTAAAAAAGCATAAAGTAGATAGTTTATTGGATTATGGCTGCGGGAAGGGATATCAATATTTGGCGTCACGGTGCCATGAGTCCTGGGGCATATTACCGCATTGTTATGATCCTGGCGTGACTTTTTTAGACACTAAACCAGAAGGAGTATTTGGAGGTGTGATATGCACAGACGTTCTTGAGCATATCCCTGAAGAGGATATTAATTCATTTTTGAAAACATTATTTGACCACGCAGATAAATTCATATTCCTATCTATCGCTACCTTCCCAGCACGGAAATCCCTGCCGAATGGATTAAATTGCCATGTTACAGTCAAGGATTCCGATTGGTGGATTAAACAAATAGTATCTTTTATGACGTATGATATAGATTGTGTTGTCAGTTTCCGGCATGCTGATAATGAAACGGAATTAGTGGTTGTATGAATCCATCAGCACATTGCCTAGTTAAGAAGTTACCTAATTACCCCTGGAAGTGTATCTATAGCGGTATCAGGGCTCAAGGATATGATCTAAATAGAGGGACCTTACCGACTGATTTGCTGGTTACATGGACTCCGTGGAATAATTCAATTGGTCATCGAGCCGGTGAGCATCAAAAGTCATCCGGTAAAGATTGGATAGTTTTTGAAAATGGATATCTAAATGCTAGTAATGGGACCAGATATTATTGCGCCGGGTTAAATGGTTTCAATGGCCATGGTGACCATAGATTATATACTATTGACAATTCCAGGTTCGACGATCTAAAAATTGATATCAAAGATTGGTCTAAAAATGATGGGTATATTCTAATTGTTTCCCAATTTGGTCATCGCGATACTAGATATTCAATGCCAGTTGATTGGCCAAATATAATCATTGAGAAAATCAGGAAGGTTACAGATCGACCGATATTATATAGACCGAAACCCGGTAAACTTAGGATTCCCACTAAATTATATAAGAACACCACTATAGCCAGTGTTGATGACCCTATTGATGAGTTGATTAAAGGGGCTCACATAACAGTTATCTGGAATAGCAAGGCCGCTATTGAATCATTAATAGCTGGAGTGCCGGTTGTCGTTAACGCTCCGATAGGTATTTCAAAACCGATGGGAACCGAGGTAAGTAATATTGAATCCCCTTATTACCCTGAAAATAGGCTTGAATTTTTCAGGGAATTAGCCTGTTCTCAGTGGAACGAAGACGAAATTTATGCGGGCAGACCATTTAGGCATTTACTGCGATGATCATCAATTATTTTCTGGAACAAGGAACTAGGCCCCGTTTCATCGGGGAAGCCGTTAATGAAGGAGCCAGGAAGAATAATTACAGGTGTTGTACGACACACAAATCTAGATTTAGAAATACAGATACCGATGTAGCTGCTATGTATGGTTTAAGAGAGAATAGCAGAGAGATCATGATTGAATATTTAGCAAAGGGCAAAAAGACATTATTTTTTGATTTGGGGTATTGGGGTAGGCACACCCCTGATAGGCGGTCTGGTCATCACAGGATTGCTATCAATGGATTCCACGCTAAATTTGGTAGAGAGGAATGTAGTTCTGATAGATTCAAGCGATTCGATATTGAATTAAAATCATTTAATCAATCAGGTGATTATATCTTATTGTGTGGTCAATCAGCTAAAGCTGCCTGGGTTTATGGATTAGACCCCGAAGAGTGGGAATTACAGATTATCGAACAAATAAAGGAAAATACCGATAAGCCTATATGGTATGTACCAAAACCATCCTGGGACGGTAAGCGTCCCATTCCGGGAACTGTGTATTGTGATGGGCCGGTAGAACAATATATCGATAATTGTTGGGCAGTGGTTACACATCATAGTAATTCCGGTGTACACGCATTGGCCGCCGGTAAACCAGTATTCACACAAGAGGGCGTGTGTAAATCATTAATCGGTGAACTGGATTTGACGAGTATTGATGACCCCTTCATTCCTTCTGAATTGGAACGAGATAATTTCCTGTTTAATGTAGCCTATTGGCAGTGGTCAATAGATGAAATAAAAAATGGTTCGATGTTTAGAAGTTTAAGAGAAAGGGGCTTATTGTGAACATAGTTTTCTACGCAGCCAATAAGAATAGGGAAGGATTACTGGCGTCGGCTTTTGTGGGGGGCGTTGTGATGAACGGTGACAATGCCACCATTAAGATGATAGCGGATTATGAATCACCAGAAAATGATACTGATGTTGCAGTGGTTATCGGTGTTAAAGGCAAAAGTCGGCAAATAATAGATGATCATAGGGCGGTTGGTAAAAATATAATTTATATCGATAAGGGGTATTTTAGGATTAGGAATCTAACCCCGGACGGGCTTAGTAGATCATTATATTATAAAGTTAGTCTCAATGATTTCCAGCCATTGGATTATTTAATGGATTTAAATGCCCCCAGTGATAGATGGGATAAATTAAGCAAAGATCATGGGTTGAAACTAAAACCACGGAGAGAGGGGGGCACTAATACTATTTGGTTGGGGCCATCTCAGAAATATTGCAATTTCCATAAATTAGGGGATGCCACTGAATTTTCAAGGGGGTGCATCCAGACACTAATGGAGTATACTAATACTAAAATTATTTATAGACCTAAACACAGTTGGAAGGATGCAGTACCTATTAAGGGAACTGAATTTTCCAGGCCCCCTACTAAAATAGAAAGTGAATTCAGTAATGCATATGCATTAGCCACACATGGTAGTAATACATCTGCCGAGGCAATACTTCATGGCGTACCAGTGATTGCATTTGGTCCCGCGATAACCAGACCGATAGCTACAACTGACAGAAGGGAATTTTATAAGGCATCATTTCCCCCTGATGATTTACGTTTAGAATGGTTACACAATATTTCATATTGCCAGTGGACAATACTTGAGATGGCATCTGGCTTAACCTGGGAAAACATTAGACGCCTATTATGAAGATAATCACATACCTACCAAATAATATGAATTCGGAACAGATATATGTTCTAACGGCTTTCAGTAATGGTTTAATTGGTTTAGGGCATGACGTCCTTACACATGCTCATGATGATGTTGAACAGTGTGATGTGGCTGTGGTATTTAGTTGGAATAAACCATATCACCGTGAGATTGGGCAATGTGCTGGAAGGGTATTAGTTTTAAATTACGGTCTATTTAATAGACCAACATATTATACTGCAGGGTGGGATGATCTGGGCGGCAGAGCAGACTACATAAATAGCGATTCCCCCTCTGATCGATGGGATATGATGGGTAAAAAATTAAAACCATGGAAAACGGAGGGTGATCACATTTTGTTAACGTGCCAAGTACCAACGGATGGTTCCGTATTCGGCGTTGATATCTTAAAATGGAGCCAGGACACGATTGATGTGTTATCGCAATACACACCATATCCGATAGTATTTAGA